GAATGAGAAACTTAAAGACCGCTGATCTTTTCAGCCTGAGCAAGATAATTAAGAAGATGGACATAAAGCGCGATATTAAAGCATTGACCAAAGACATAACAGGCGTAACAGAAGCAGAAAAGATAAAGGCAGAGCAGGCATTACAGATCGATTTATTGATGTTGTTCGTGGATAACCTTGGCTCGGCTGAAAAAGAAATATATAAATTCCTTGCAGACGTAGAAAATAAAACTCCAAAAGAGATTGAGGATATGGAACTAGACAAATTCGTTGAACTAATTAAGGAATTATTCGCTCAAGAGAGCTTAACAAGCCTTTTCACTACGGCACTTTCTTAGACGGTATTGAAAGTGAGTGCCTTGATTTACTTCTTGCTAGATACTCCAACATTGCTTATGTACTTAACATGGATATAGAAGATGGCATTGAACAAATTATTACAGCATATAGGAAGCAGGGCGAAGAAAGACTATGGGATCGCTGGCTTGTTGACTATACAGCTATGGACAAAGAAACATTTGTTAGCTTTCCTAATTATCTAAAAGATGCTATGGGTAATAAAACTGGACAAACAAATGTAAAAGAAATCCTTGAAGAAGCCGAGAAGATTAAAACTCTCGATCAGAAAGGAGTTGAGTAAAATTCAAATTTTTGAGCTTTTTGGGTCTATCCTGCTTAAAGATCAGGGAGTGGAATCAAAGCTAAATAGCATTGATAAAAAAGCAGGTGGAACAGCCAAGAGCATGGGACTTTCCTTTGGTTCTATCGCTGGAGCAGCATTAAAACTAGGCGCGATCCTTGGTGCTGGCATGGGCATTAAGGATATGATCGATAAGGCAGCAGCAGGGGAAAAGAAAATGGCTCAGATGGATGCCGTTTTAAAGTCAACCAAGGGCGCAGCCGGAATGACAAAAGATGAATTGTTAAAGCTTGCTGATGCACAAGGAAAACTGACCACATTCAGCAAGGGCGCAAATATGGAGACAGAGAATCTCCTTTTAACATTTACCTCTATTGGGAAGAAAGTATTTCCGGATGCACTTAAAACAGTAAATAATATGTCTCAGGCTCTTGACAAGATACAAAGTCTAGTGCAATCCAACTAGGAAAGGCTCTCCAAGATCCTATAAAGGGCATTACGGCCTTATCCCGTGTTGGTGTAAACTTCACAGCGCAGCAAAAAGAAGCCATAAAACATATGGTTAAACTAGGAGACGTAGCAGGAGCGCAGAAACTAATATTAAAGGAATTAGAAACAGAGTTTGGTGGTTCTGCCGAAGCAGCAGGAAAAACATTCTCTGGCCAGATGGAGATTGCAAAAAACCAAGTAAGTGGAATGGGCGCAGCAATCGGAAGTGCATTGCTACCTACCTTAACAAGTATGATTACTACGATTAACACTAATATGCCGGCGATAAAACAGGCAATTATGGACGTAATTAACTACGTTATTCCTAAGTTTCAAGAGTGGGGAAAGTTAATTGGTGATATTGCAACTAACTTACTTCCCTCCTTCGGAAAAGCAACAGACGATACAAAAACAAAAGCAACTGATTTAGCGAAAAATGGAATGAACTTCGTTACAGACGCCTTAAAGTGGTTAAAGGATAATATAGGC